GTGAAATCGACAATCGACCACGATCGGGCTGACGAAATCGCCCGTCAGGCTGTCGAGGCGTTGACGAAGAGTGTTGAAGGCATGGCGCCCATTACGGCTGCGCCGGCGCGCGTGATGTCCGACTTGCTGGCCGTCTACCCGTTCGGCGACCCGCACGTGGGCCTTTACGTTTGGGCTAAGGAATGCGGCGACGCCTTCGATCTTGAGATCGGGCGTCAATTGACGTTCGGCGCAGTTGATCGCTTGGTGGCAAGTGCGCCGGCTGCTGAGACGGCAATTCTGCTGCTTCTCGGCGACGTCTATCATCAGAACGATCAGACCAACCAAACGCCGGCCCACCGTCACCAACTTGACGTTGATTCGCGCTATGTGAAGGTGCTGCAAGTCGGCATTGAGACATACCGACACGCGATCATCCGCGCGCTTCAGAAGCATAAGAAAGTGATCGTCAAAGCTGTGCCGGGCAATCACGACCCGCAAGCCATTTGGGCGCTGATCTTCACGCTCGCTGCGTACTTCTCCAATGAGCCGCGCGTCGAGGTGGACATCGGACCCGCGAAGCACTGGTATTTCCGCTTCGGCAAGGTGCTCATCGGCTCAACGCACGGCGACACCACGAAGCACGCGCAGCTCGGCGGCGTAATGGCATGCGACCGCGCGAAGGATTGGGGCGAAACGTTGTACCGATATTGGTACACGGGACACATCCATTCGAAAACGGTCACGGAAGTGCCGGGCGTGATCTGCGAATCCTTCCGCACGCTTGCGGCTCAAGATTCTTACGCAGCGGGCCACGGATACCGCGCAGGCCGCGACATGCAGTGCATCGTCCATCACAAGGACTTCGGCGAGATCGAGCGGCATCGCTGCGACGTTGGAATGCTGGAAGCTGCGTAATTCGCGGTAGAATTGCTTTCGTGTGGCTAGGGGGATACCCCGAAAAGTCGGCTGATTACCGGTCTGCCACACCTCCTAAACAATCGACCCCTAATCAAGGTCAGAAAATGAATATCGTCACTCGTGCCGAGGCGAAAGCCGCCGGGCTGAAGCAGTATTTCACGGGAAAGCCATGTAAGCATGGCCATGTCGCTACTAGGTACACGGTCAAGGGTACTTGTTCCGAGTGCTTGAAAATCACAACTCACGTTTGGCGCACCGCAAATCCTGATGTTCTGAAAGAGTCGCACAAGAACAGCAAAAAGCGTCGTATTGCGGAAATTCGGATATACAAGCGTGAGTACTACAAGCGGAATGCCGAGAAGATCATTAAAGGTCAGGGCGGCAGAAGGCAACTCAATACGCCAAAACGCCAAGCCATTATGCGCAATTGGCGTGAGCGGAACGCTGAGCACCGTGCAAAGTATCAGAGAGACTGGAAGTTAGCCGATCCAGAGAAGTATCGCGCGCTCGCGGCATCGTATCGCTCAAAGCGACGGGTTAGTTCGTCGGTTGAAGCGGATCCAGCATCTTTGGTGGCTGCGTGGGTAAAGAGAACGCCGAAAATTTGCTATTGGTGCGATAAGAAATGCGCCAAGAAATATCACATTGACCACTACGAGCCTCTCGCCAAGGGCGGACGGCATCAGGTTGGCAACCTCGTGATCGCCTGCCCTACCTGCAATCTGCGAAAGAACGCCAAAGACCCGCTGGAGTTTGCGGCGAGCGTCGGACGGCTGTTCTAAGGGCGGCATGCGCTGCTCTGCACAGGAGTTGCGCATGATCACCCCCCCACCACCCCTATTCACCGCCTACACCATCCTTCTCGCGGTTTGCGTGATTGTGCCGCCGCATAACTGAAACACACTATGGCGCAAGAAAAGAAACCTGCGCCGGACTGGGAGCGCATTGAAGCCGACTACCGGGCTGGCTTGCTGTCGGTCCGGGAGATTGCAGCTTCCCAAGGGATTTCGCACACCGCCATCCAGAAGAAGGCCAAGGCCGAAGGATGGGAGCGCGATCTCGCCAAACGCATACAGGATAAGGCCGACGCGCTGGTTGCCAAGCGCGAGGTTGCCAGTCAGGTTGCCACGGAAACGGCGGCAACTGAGCGGGCAATCGTAGAGGCAAACGCCGAGGTTATTGCCGGTATCAGGTTGGCGCATCGCCAGGATATCGGGAAGTCGCGCACGCTGGTCATGTCCCTCCTCGCGGAGTTAGAGCACCAGACCGAGCATCGCGACCTGTACGAGAAGCTGGGGGAGTTGATGTTGTCGCCTGATGACAACGGGCGCGACAAGTTATTCGAGGCGTACCAGAAGGCCATGTCGCTGGGCGGCAGGACGTCGACCATGAAGGCGTTGTCAGACTCGCTCAAGACGTTGATTGCTCTTGAGCGCGAGGCGTACAACGTTGGCAGTGAGCCTCCCGCGCCTGATGGCGGCGCAACCAAATTCGCCGCAGCAGACCCGATAGAAGCGGCGAAGCAATACGCGCGGCTGATGAACCCATGACATGCCTATCCCGTTTCCGTTTGATTTCCGCAACCCTGACTATGTGCAGGTGTTCGAGTGGCGGGCGGAACGGCTGAGACGCATCCGTGCGGAGCCGCAGCACCTTCCAGCGCTGAAGACGTACTACCGGGACAATCCCGCTCAGTTCATCATTGACTGGGGCATGACGTTCGACCCGCGGAATGTCGAGCGCGGCTTGCCGGCTCAGATTCCGTTTCTCCTGTTCCCAAAACAGGAAGAGTGGATCACGTGGTTCCTTGACCGATGGAAGGCGCAAGAGCCCGGGATCACGGAAAAGACCCGCGATATGGGCATGTCGTGGCTGACTGTGGCGCTGGCCGATACGGTTTGCCTGTTCAATCCTGGCGTCGTGGTCGGCTTCGGCTCGCGCAAGGAAGAGTACGTCGATAAGATCGGCTCGCCCAAATCACTATTCTGGAAGGCGCGGCAGTTCATGTCGCTCCTCCCGATAGAGTTTCGTGGCTCGTGGGATCTCGGCATACACGCTCCGCACATGCGGATCATGTTCCCCGATACTGGCTCAGTCATCACGGGCGAATCCGGTGACGGCATCGGTCGCGGCGACCGGACCAGTTTCTATATTGTCGATGAGTCGGCATTTCTCGAGCGTCCGCAACTAGTTGACGCTTCGCTGTCGGCGACGACAAATTGCAGGCAGGACATCTCGACGCCTAACGGCATGGGCAACCCGTTTGCCCAGAAGCGCCACAGCGGCAAGATCAAGATATTCACGTTTCACTGGCGCGATGATCCGCGCAAGGATGATGCGTGGCATGCAAAGCAGCGCGAATTCCTTGACCCGGTAACGATCGCTCAGGAAATCGACATCAACTATGCAGCATCTACCGAAGGTGTGCTAATTCCTTCGGATTGGGTGCAGGCTGCAATTGGCGCCCATCAAAAGCTCGGCATCGCGCCGACTGGTAGCCGTCGAGGTGCGCTTGATGTCGCTGACGAGGGCAAAGATAAGAACGCCTTCGCTGGTCGGCATGGTTTCTTGCTGGATTACATCAAATCATGGTCTGGCAAGGGCGGCGATATCTACTCGACGGTTGTGCGGGCTTTCTCAATATGCGAGGAGCGCGGGTACAAATCATTCGACTATGACGCCGATGGATTGGGCGCGGGCGTCCGCGGCGATGCGCGCGTGATTAACGAGCAGCGAGCCAAGGAGGGCAAGTATCCGGTTCGTGATGAGCCGTTTCGTGGCTCTGGCGCCGTCCATGATCCTGAAGGCGAGATGGTCAAGGAGCGGAAGAACAAAGACTTCTTCTCTAACGCCAAGGCTCAGGCTTGGTGGGCGCTTCGGCTTCGATTTCAGGCCACCTATCGCGCCGTGGTCGAGCGCATGGCATTCGATCCGGACGACATCATTTCGATCGATCCGAGCCTTCACGAGTTGATTGCGCTGACGATGGAACTGTCGCAGCCGACGTACACGATCAATTCGGTTGGCAAGATCGTAATCGACAAGGCGCCTGACGGCACGATGTCGCCTAACCTCGCCGACTCCGTGATGATTTGCTATCAGCCGGCCGCCCGATCGTTGGATGTCTGGGCGAAGCTGGCAGGTTAAAAACACCAATGGCCATCGCGCCACAAGCAAGGATTTTTCTCCAGCATGGCAAAGTCACGTCGAAACAACCGTGCGGGCGTGACGCAGACTCGCGATTCGTTCGTGAACGCGCAAAGTCAATTGGG